AGTTGAAAGCGCAGCCGCCATAACGCGATCGTCTTTTGCGGAGCCTTCGCCTTTAATGCTCAACCCGTCTTGGACGATTTTCCGCATCTCCTCAAGAAGTTCGAGGGACTTCAGCCGGATCTGTCCCATAGCGAAGCCGTCGCGGAACTGGTTAAAGATCACGGCTTTATTGTTGATGTTGGTCTTCCAGTGGTAGGCTACGCCGCCGCCCATAGAATCAGCACGGGAGTAAAGGTAGTTCCGGACGTTCAGCAAGACGTTCCGCAGTCCTTTCTTATCATCTGGCGGGACGATCAGCCCCTGCGTAAGCTGCGTTTGCAGGTGGCGGAACTCCGTAAAGACTGCTTCGCCAGGGCCGTTCAACTCCAGCAGCAGCCGGGCGTTGCCGTAAAGCCCTGCAAGATGCGCGACGATCCAAGAGAACTGATACGTCTTGATCGAGGGAGAAGCGAACTCCGCCACCTGATCCATGCCGTCCGCATAGACCCGGAAAATCTGCGCAACGTAGCGGTCAGCTTCGTCTGACGAACCATACGCCGGGTCAGCCCCGATCACATACGTTCCCGCCGGATCAGGTTCTTCCCAAACCTTTAGCTGCGCCAGCTTCGCGTTCTTAACCGGCTCAATCGTGGTAGCCAGAAATTGTTCGCCCATGTAGTAGCGGTAGCCCTTGTACGGAAGCTTCGCGCATTCCTTAGCGGCTTCCGCCAGCGCAGTAGAACTAAAGAAAGTACTACCTGTAAGCATGAAGGCTTGTTCTTCATGCCAGGGCAGTTCTTGCTCGATGATGCTTGCGCCGGTCTCATCAATAATGTTCCCTTCTCCCGAAGGGTCTTTCTCATGCCGATACCAAGCAAGCTGTTCAAGCGTAACCTCAAAATCATACTTCCGCTGCACATACGCGATGAGTTCTTGTTCATCTTCAGTGAGGGCCGCGGCTGAATACTTTTCATAAAGTTCCCGCTGCTTCTTCCCTTTCGAAGGGTTGAAGGAGTAGGATTCCTTGGCCCACCAGCCGATGAAAATCCCCTGCTTCACCATCGGGTCTTCGCGCGCATCCTCCCACATTTCGTGGAACATGTTGTAACCGCGAGCCGTGGATTCAAACATGTATAGCCGTGCAGGGTATTCAGCGGCAAGCGACTTCTGCAAAGACTCAAGACCTTCTTGGTCGCCCCAAGAACTACACTCCGTAGCGTGCAAGAAGTTGTAAGCGCGGGAGCGGCCAAGGCCGCCATTCTTTCGAGTTCCGGCGACGAGGTAGTCTAAGCTGCTGCCGTTTGAAAGAACCAGTCCGTCTTTGTTGTGGGAGACGATAGGGATAGCGAAGCTTCGCGGAAGGCTCTCCAACATACGGGTAATCAGTATTCGAATCTTTTCCTTGTTCGGAGCCGTGTCCGTGACGAGGCCGCCCTGCAAGCCAGGGAAATAGCTGATCCAGAACAAGTCGAGAAGGATGCTTCCAGTCGTGATGCCCAACTGCCGGGCTTTCAAAATCACGAACCAGTGAATGTCTTTTTGAAGACCAGCGAATACGCCGTCGAAGAACATCCGCTGCGCAAAGTACGGGTTTGTAAAGCTGATAACGCCAGCTTCTTTCGAGTCGATCTTTACCTGCGCCGCAAATTCGTAGAACATCTCCCGAATCATGGGGATATCGTCAGGATCAAACTCGTGTGCCGGCGGCTCGATCAGATCACTCATTTGGCGGTTCTCCAAGCAGGTCTAAAATTTCCCAGTGTGGAATCCCTTTCGGGCGCGGAAGGTCTTGACGAATCCCGCTCACTTTCAGGTTCGCCTTCCTACAGTCCAGATGGTTATCCGAGATATACGTCACACGGTACGGGAGCGGCACATCGCAGACGAATCTCGAAAGATGTAAGTGTCGAGGCTTGCCCTGCACGATGACTGTCGTGTAGACGTAGCGGTGGTAGACTGCGCGGCCATTCTTATGCCGCATCTGCCGTTTGATATGCCACCTGAAACGAGAACAGCGTTCGTAGTCTTCATCATCTACGAACGCTGTATTTCGAAGGTCTATGCGTAGTTTTTTCATAGGGGGCAGTATGCCCCCCGAATATTAACTAATCAATTAGGCTGGGTTTCGGAAGCAGGTGCTTCCGGAGTCGGGGTCTGCGCCGCGATGATAGCACGCTCGCCATGACCGCGAAGTTTCGTAATCAAGCCGGCGACTTCTTTGAAGGGCTTCTCAGCCAGGGCGATCAGAATTTGATCGAGTTCCTGAATGTCGTGTTCGATAGTGACGAGGATGGACATGGTAAACTCCTTTCGGTTTGTTACGACGTGGGAAGTATAGACGGGTTTAAGGGTTTGTCAACGGAGTTTTAACCAGAGGTTGCAGAACAGATGCTTCCACATTGGGGGCGGGCTACTCGCCGACGGGACGCGGCGGTTCGTCAGCGGCAGCTGGCTCGGCCGGGGCTGGCGCCGGAGCAGGGGCCGCGGCGGCCTGCTGCGCCGCCTGGGCGCTCATGTGGATTTTGGCGATCAGGCCGGCGACCTCTTTGAACGGCCGTTCCGCCAGCGCGGTCAAAATGACGCCGAGCTCTTCAAACGAATGCTCGATCGAGACCAGGAGGCTCATCAGGGGCGATCCTTTCAGGAAAAAACAACGTGCTCGGTGGAGAAAAAGTCAGCCGACCCGGTGGCGGTTACCACAACCACGTAGCCGGTGACAGATCCTTCGGTGGTTTCCTCAAAGACGGCCTCGCCCGCCGTCCCTGCGGCCAAGACGGGTTTCGGGGGGACGATCGGGGAACGGGTGCGAACCGTCACGGAAGTCGGGCGTTGCATGAAAGCCTCCTAATTCGGCACAACGAGGGACCGGAACCCGGCGCCGCCGCTGTTGGACGCGCCATACTGGACCTCGCGGGCGATCGGGTTCGCCCCGGTCTCGTCGCGGATGCTGACGATCATGCCGGCGGTGATGTCGTTGCCGAGAACCAACTGGTTTGTGGTGTTGACGGACAGGACGTTCAGCTGCGAAGTGACAGCGGCGTTGTAGGCGCGCACGGCGGCGACGTTGTTGGCCACCAGAACCGCGGCATACATGCCCGTCGCGAACCCCGCGTTGAGGCCGTAGGTAGGGCCCGCACCGGCCCCCAGCGCGACGGCGCTGTTGGTAACCGTGCCGGCGGGGATCAGGAGCCCCGACTGCGCCTGGACTGGGTTGAACGGGTTGATTAGGAATGCCGCATCAACCTTGAAATAGGACTGCTGGATGGTGCCAGCGACCGTCTGCGCCCCGGTCGTCGCGTTCGTATATGAGGCGCTGTTGTTGGTCGCGGCGGTCACCACGGCGGTAGCATTGTAGCCGGACGGCGTCACGCCGGCGACAGTGATCGAGGAGCCGACCGGAAAAAGCGGCGACCCGCTGGTGTTCGCATAACCGATGGTGGCCGTGGTCCCGGTCCCGCTGGCCGAGGTTGTGACCACGGAGGCGAGCTCGCCGATGGAGACGTTAACGCCGGCCGAAATTTGTTGTGTGTTGAGGTTCTGCGGGGCGGGGGCGTTGGCGTATTGCTGGTCGACCTGCACCTCCGCGCCAAACACGAACATGTGCTGGCTGGGGTAGGCGGGGCCGGCGCCGTAGAAGATCCCGCCTTCCGTCGCCGTGTAGTTCGCCCCAGCCGACGGAACGCCGTGCCCGCGCACGCCCTCGACGAAATTGTTCCCCGAGACACCCAGGCCGGTGTTCCCGGCGTTGTCTACCGTTTCGAAGAAACCGGCACGGACATTCGCGTTTCGGGCGGTGCTGGCGCCATAAAGCTGGGCCAAGCCGACGATCGCCCCTTGCTGGACGCTCGCCGAGCTCGCACCCGGCCCGTAGCTGGAATAGAGCGCAGCCACAAGAACGGATGCCGGCGAAGTCAGCGGGGAGCCGCTCGTCCCTGCGGTTTGAATGAGCGGGTTGGGGGACAGAGACCCCGACGGGAAATTGTTCGTGCTGGGCGTGACCGAGCTGCCTGTCCAGTTCGCCAGGGTCTTGGTGAACCCCGACGTCGAGGTGACCGAGATCGCGCTGGTGTTCGTCACGCCGGTGCCGCCGTTTGCTGCGGTCAAGGCGGTGGAGAGGGTAAGCGCACCCGTAAAGCTACCTGTGCCGTTCACAGTCAAGGTTTGGCTTGCTGTTGTCGTTCCAATAGCGACGTTGCCGGCAGAGGTTACCCGCATGCGTTCAGTTTGGCCGGTATAAACCACAAGGTTGCTGAAAGCGGAAAGAGCAACATTGTTGCTGCCAGGAGCGCCTATGCCATAGTTTGGAATTGCGCTTAGGCCGGACGGGGTGAAGTAAGTGTTGTCAGTCGTGAGTGTGAAGCCTGTAGTGCTTGCCGTAGTCACGGCGTAGATATTTGCCCAACGATACCCGCTGAGGCCAAAATTCCAATAATTGTCGGTGTTAGGTGCAAACGTGCCGCTTGC